TCGTCAAGTTCTAATAACTCAGATTCATCATCGTCTTCATAGGGCTCTGATAGATCAGCAAGACTATGTTGATAATAATCTTTTAGCATTTCATTAGGCTCTGCATGAGCTACAATTTGCTGTTTATGAATAGAAAAGGATGTTTCTTCTGTTTCCATCCACTGTTGAGCCACAAGCGTACCTTCACCTCCGCTGCCTTTATACATCATAGTAAACTGTACAGGGTCATCAATCTGCACAAATGGTGATCTTTCCATGAGACTCATTTTACCTACTATAGTTTCACCTGAGGTTAATTTAATAACTCTGATGGCTTGCATTATAGTTACTCCAATTTTATTTTATAAATCTTATATTGGAACTGCTCTTCGTTATATATTTTTACTCTTTCATATAAATGTCTAAGTGTATAATTAACTTTTTTCTTATACTGTAAATCATCAGCTATATCATACAATGTCATAGCTTCTTTTGTTTCAGATTTTCGAAGACCTCTACCGATAGATTGTAAGTTTCGGATACGGGATTTAGAAGGTGACGCAAATATAACGTTGTGTAAATTTTTGATGTTGACGCCGGTACTAAACGTTCCATAAGATGCAATAATGACTGCATCGTTTTCACGCTCTGCGATTCGTCTAACACTCTCTCTTGACTCGGCATCAACACCACCAAAAACGAAAAATACCTTTCTTTTATTATTTAGGTTTTGCTCAATCTGAGCGTATAACTCTTTACCATGTTTCTCTACATACTGGAATAGAATTAATGTATTACCATCTAACGATTTAGCTAGGTTTGTTATAAATTTATTACGTTTATTATTACGAACAATAAAATCCATTTCATCTTGAAACTTATTATCTTTATTCATTTTAGCTGTTTCTTCAGCATATTTCAAGACTAATATTTTTATTTTTAAGTCTGCTACTGTACCTTGCTCAATTAAATCTTTTGTTTTTACAAAGCTTTTAACAGCGCCAAATAAACCTTCCAGTACTAGTTTGTGAGTTTCTGTACCGTCTAATGTACCAGTAAAACCAAAACGATACTTACAACCGGTTAGCTTAGTCATTATAGAGGTGAGAGATTTAGCTTTAAATAAATGAGCTTCATCACCAATAACAACATTAAACTGATCAAACCATTGTTTAGGCATTTTATAAATCGATTGCCAAGTTGTTACAGTTATACGCTCATCAATTACTTCTTTATCAACACCAGCGGTGATTAATTTACATTCTTCCTTATAACCATAATCTCTAAAATCTCCGTTCATTTGCTGAACAAGAGAGACGGTCGGTACTATAATTAATGTTTTTTGTTCTTGATAAAATTGAGTGAGTAAGTATATAATAAGAGACTTACCGGAAGCTGTAGGAGATAGAATCATAGACCGATTCTCACGTATACAATGAGCTACTGCTTCTACTTGATAATCTCTAGGTTCAAATGGTAAGTTTAGAGTACTAGCAAAATCTTTTACTTCTGATAAAGAGCACTCATTAGAGATTTCTAAGTTCTCATCAAACTCTAAATCATAATCTCTATCTTTGCAAAATGCTTTTATATAAGGAAGTAAGCCGAGATACGTAGTATTCTTATTACCATCAAACAGACGTATTTTACCGTCCCAGAACTTGTTACGATAAGCTGGCATGAATTTATATCCAGGAGCATAGAATGAGAAGAATTCGTTCAACTCACGTCTCACACCACCCGATCCATCTACCTTCAGGTATGTCTCATTCACTTTAGATAATGTAATCAATTCTCTATATACCGAAGTTGGTAAGCTTTCTCCACTCGATTGCATTTTTTATATGGAAGGTCCTATTATTAATATTCTTCATTATATCTTCCAATAACAAAACCACCTCCTCTTGATATGCAATCTTCGTAAGGAGCTTAATCATTTCTTCATCACTATCTACATAACTATTTATATCTTGCTTGAGAATGGTGCGAGACCATGGTTCTCGCTGGATCTCCTTAAGGTCCTCAGGGTTATTTAGATCACCCTTGTAGTACTCTGCGAGTACCTTCACTAAAGTTTTTCTTTGTATATTTAGTTTACGGAGCTTAAGTTTTTGTTGGTATAGTATCTTTAAATACTTAGCATGGAGGTTAGGAACACTGAGACTTTCTCGATCGAGATCAACATCATCAATCTTTGCATCTTGAGTCCACATATCCATAATCTCTTCAATATTCATAATATATATCCAGTCTTAAAAACACTACACGTTCATTATATACTTAAAGTACTGGCAGTGCAACTATATTTTAGTTATAGTATATACATAATATCTAAAAGTTACTGAAGCTTCTAGATACTCAATATCAGCTAATGAAGCATCAAAATTTAATTCTGTTAACGCGATAGGAAACATTCTTTTAAAATTAATTTGTAAGTTTACATTTTGATGACTTGATAAAACTAAAAGAGTTCCATCAGAATATATATCACCAGACCTATAAGCAGAAGCAGTTTTAGCAGCCGGGCCTTTATAGGCGGATTGATCAAATGATTCAGGATAGCCTAGAGATACGAGCCAGTCATGAATTTCCATATAGTTTTTTAGATCTTCATCTACTCGAAAACGAATAGTTAAAGGCTCATATCTAAGCTTATCACCTGCATACGGTAAACGTACTAACGGGTTTTCAGCATCGTATTCACCTAACGTTAAAGTTGGAATAGGAACGTTATATAGAAAATAATTTAAATTCGGGGTCCTAGATAAAGTAAATCTAAAACCTGTAGGTGAAAGTAAATTTTTATTTTCTGGTGTTGTGTCAATAGCCGACATAAATTCGTCCTTCGAAGTTATATCTTATATTTAGGCTACGCTCTATTAAATAAATCCGCAGCGTTACATTGTGGTTGGCTTCTACAATCTCTTACATTATGTTGCCATAATAGATCACTAGGCATCCAATCAAATTCTGGAAAGTTACTTATTACTTCACTAGAATTACAGCCGGTTAAAAATAAGCATAGAATAATTATTTTTTTCATATAGAATATCCTCATTAAACAAAAAAAAAGGGCCCCGTGAGGGGCCCGTGTGAAGGTAGGTTTTAATCCTACTCTTATTATTACATAAGGTTAGATACGTTAACCAGTCTGTAGTAAACGTTCTTATCAGCGAAGGCAATAGAACCGTTACCAGCTGTTGCACCCTTAGCAAATGGGTTAGCAACCATACCGTAACGAGTCTTAAAGCCAATTTTTGGCTGGAAGGTGTCTTCACCAACTGCACGTACCATCTGCAGAGGTACATATGGGCAATAGAACAGACCAGCGTCAAATGCGCTAGAACCTTTATAACCTACAGTCATGTACTGGTTACCAGATGCACTTGAGAAGTAAGGATCGATGTATACTCTAATACGACCGTTCAATACACCTGCAAATGTGTTACCAGTGTCATCAACGTTAAGGTTAGTAGAAAGTGCTGGTGTATAATCCAATACGCCTGCCATTTGAAGTGCTGATGCAACGTCAGAAGAACAGATCAGGATATTACCTTTCCCTCTACGAGTATCTTTTGCGATTTGGTTCGCTTCGCGCTCGATTTGGAAGATCAATCCTTTGAAACGCTCAACCGACCAACGACCATTAGAATCAACATCAAGGTTAAATGTACCAGATGTTGCAACGTTATCTTGAGCACCTGCTGTAGCAGTGTAGTTAATAGTACGAACTACTTCACGGTTAATTTCAGCAAGAATCTCAGCTGACAAGATGTTTGCCAACTCAGTTTCAGCATCCAAGCCGTGTACTGCGCGAAGATCTTGAGCAAGTTCCATTGTGTACTCAGCTTTCAGAGCACGTGAAACCGCTGTTACAGATACCTTCTCAATGCTAAATGCCATTTCTTGGAATGCATTGTTTGACGCATCGCCAAGAGCTTCAGCTTGAGCAGTTGTCATACCAGTTGCTACTGTATAGCCGTTTGCAGAAGCGCGAGCTGTTGGATCAGTACCAGTATGGCCAGTTGTTACACCGTCAGTTGTTGATTCATCAATTGCGAATCCTGATAATGTGTTGCCAGCAGCTGATTTAGAGAAGTCAGTATCAGCTTCGTTGTACAATGCTTCAGCACCAGTCGACTGGTTGCTGTAGCGTGCACGCATCGCGAAGATAAGACCAGTTGGTCCAGTCATTGGCTGAACACCAGCAATATCATAAGCGATAAGGTTTGGCATTGAACGGCGTACTAATGAGATTAGTACTGGGTCAAAAATATCTACTGAGCCGTCTCCAGCAGTAGATGACGAAGCACCCATTGCGTTAGTAGGCGCAGCCTCGCCCAAGAGTGAAGGCATTGAATAACCGCCTGATCCTTGAGCTGCTTCTCTCGAAGCGTTTTGTTGGTTTTCGAGAAGTGTAGCGGTTACAGAACGACGATGAGCGTCTTTGATCTCAGGAAGATCATTATGCTCGAGAACTGGCTGCCACTTCTGCATTAGTTCTTCAGATACATATTGCATTTGATTTCTCCTTTAGGGTTTTCCAAAATCTAATATTATTTATAATTTTTACTTTTTCAATGTTCTTGAAATGGCATTGACATATGCTGACATCTCTGGCTCTATACGAGGCTCTTTTACTTCCTCTTCTAAAGGCTCAGAATCGTCAAAATCACTCACCGAAGTCGCGTTCTCTACAGATTCACTAAAATAGCTTTTCTTAAGAGTGTCAAGTTTCTCAACATACTTTTCTTCATTTACAAAATCGATTCCTTCAACAAGGGACTTAAATTTTTCTTTTTGAGTCTCTGTTAAAGATTCGCAGGCTTCTGCGAATAAGTCAGCTTTCAAGTGCTCAGATATTTCGGCTTTGAAAGCAGCATTCTTTTTAATCTCTTCATCTAGACGAGCTTCTAACTCTTCAGCACGAACAGCTAGCTCTTCTACTACATCCACTTTATCATCAGGAATTTCGATGTAGTGTTCATTGAACAGATCTTTAAGACCATTAATGAAATCGTCAACCAGCTCGGACTTAACTCCATGTTCTACAGCTAGCTTGTTTTCTTCCATCCAATTCTCAACTACATAGTCAAGATATTGGTCTAGCTTAGCAGACATTTCTTCTTCTAGACGAGCTTTTTCTTCGTTAAGTTCAGATTCAATATCAACCACGTATTTTTCTAACTGCTCATTTACTTTTGAAACAACAGCGGCTTCAAAAATAGTAGTAGCAGCTTCTTTAAACTCTTCTGAGAGCTCTTCATCATTAGCAAAAACTGCAGCGATATGTTCTTGAATATCAATATCCTCTGCACTAATCTTATGACCGGCTCTTACTACTTCAACAGTTTCTTCAACTGAATCATCATCTGTGTCTACATCTTCTTTTTGCATTGCAGCAGTCAGTTTACCATATGAAGCTTGAAGATCAGCTTTCTTCATACCATTCATACGATCAACCATAGCTTGAATCATACCCATTTTAGTTTTGGGTTCTTGACCTTTTTCAGGCTTGACTGCTGTAGGAGCATCAGCCGGGTCATCAGTAACATTTTTTGATTTGCCCGGAGCCTTGGCTTTAGAGCCTGTTGGCTCTGGCACCTCAGACGGGTCACCCATAGAAGCTTTGAACTCATCAAGTTGCTCTTCTTCTGCAACGACGAGGTCTTCTTCTCTCATTTCTAGATCTTGATCAGACATCGTTTTTCTCCTTTGATGGAATATTCTCTATTATTTATAATATTAAAGTTTTGAGATGAAGTCCTCAAAGATTCGCATTTTAGTTTCTGCTAAATCTTTAGATGAGGTCTTTTTAATAGTTTGTTCATAATCTGAGATAACTTTCTCACGTAAAATTCCGTTCTCCCAAATCCATTCCTTACCTTCCATAATACCTTCAACAAAAGCATTTGGAGCAGATGGGTCTGCGACAATATCAGCTGCTGTAGCGAGATAGAAGTCTTTCTGTACTTCAGCTACACCACCTCTTTCTTTTAATGATCCCATACCGCGCGATGAAACACCTATTGTAGCGCCTTCATTCATTAAATTCTTAACAATGTTGCCCATAGGTGTATCTAAAATTTTAGCTTCACCGATAATATTATCTCCGTCAGGAGTTAAACCGGTAATCATATGAGACACTCTATCTAGGTTAATAGTTGGGCCCTGGGGGTGACCCAACTCACCAAAAGCACGGTTTTTATCAATATATTCTTTTTGATACCGTTTTACTTCTTTGAGTAAAACATCCATAGGGTATCTTCTACCGTTACGATTGGTAATATTGCCTTGCATAAAAATACCTTTAATTTTATGCGTCTTACCTGCTTCGGCGTCTTCGGCAATATATTCTAATTCTTCGTTTATTTCGCAGATAAGTTTCATATTAGTATCTCGCTACTTTTGTTGCTTTTACTGCGGCTGTTGCAACAAGTGTATCTGTTGGCTCTTTTAAAACAATTTCTGTTTGACCAGCTTCTAAGACAAACGAGCCTGATGTACCACCACCATTTTCTGGTCCAACGGTATTAGCTACAGTGACTGTTTGTTCAGCAGAATCTGTATTAACAACACGAACAAAGGTAGCATTGCCCATATTATTAGCAACGCCTAGACTAGCTGAGTCACCTAATATCTTAATCGTCGCCATTATTATCAACCTTTACCCAGTTTGAGAAACTCTCTCTAACTTTAGATGTGCCCTGCATTACTGGTGTAGTTTCTCCACCAGCATGCTTTTTACCACCTTTATGACCATCAGGATTTCCTGCGTCGTTAGTGCCTTTAAACTGCGCTTGAGTAGCTACTGGATGACCAGCAACATCTACTGTATGCGATTTAGCAAAATCTTCTTCGCCTTTCGAGCGAGGTTTGTAACCTTTCACCTCTTGCTCATCATCCTTTTCGCGTTTATTATCTTGCGCAGGAGAGCCCGGAGCCTCCATAAGTTCCTTAAACCTCTTCATCTGATTCTCCGTCAATCTCTGTTTCTAGTTCTTCAGGAGCTTCATCAGCGTCTTCAGGCTCATTAAACATGTTTTGAGCAACTGAAACTTTCTCTACACCGATTCGTTCACGTAACTTGTCAGCAAGAATATCATTAATTGCATCTTGAAATGCTGCAGTATTATCATTAGATGCAGCATTAATTGCATCTCTTACTTCATATGGCATTATTATCTCCCAATATATTTATACATTATTTATAATATTTCTTAACTCATCTATCTGCTGTTTTTGTTCTTTAATAGCTTCTATTAATAGACCTATTACAGCCCCATAATTAACACCTTTTACCCCATTAGCCTCACTAACAACTTCAGGTATAATTTGCTCTATCTCTTGAGCGATAACACCCATTGCATACTCACCGTTTTCTTTCCAATTAAAATTTACACCTCTTAATGAGTCTACTTTACCAATTGGATCGTCAATAGTTTTTATATTTTCTTTTAAATTAATATCTGATGACGATACAAAGTCACCAGCATTAAGAGTTCCTGTAGACGGGTTATATGTAAGCGCCGTGTTATCTATACCAGCTAATGCTTGAATACCAGATGTCTCATTAGTGAAGACTATATTATAATTTACATTATCTGATTTATCTGTTACTGTTGCGCCCGCATTAAGCCCAGTTAGTTGAGATCCATCTACAGCAGGTAGTCTAGCAGATCCGTCTAATTGAACGATTTTATTTGCAGTAGTACCTACATCAACATTAAATGTTCTTGATGCAGCAATTGTACCGCCACCAGTAAGACCTGTGCCAGCAGTTAAAGTTACACTGCTGTGATCAATATGTTCGTTTGCTACAAATCCACTTAAATTACCGTGAACTATTTGACTATCATTAGTACTAATTGCATTTTCGGCAACTGTAATACCAGTACCTTGTCCAATATTAAAAGTTCTATTAGATGCTAAAGTACCGCCACCTGTTAACCCGTTACCAGCAGTCATTTGTGTAGCTGCTGCCGCAACATATGTGTTCGCGGCTGCGTATGCTTTAGTTGCAAACGTAGCATTTACATATGTGTTAGCAGCTTTTGTTCCTAGAGATGTTGCTGTAGTTGTTGCGAAGTTAGCATCATCACCTAACGCTGCAGCTAATTCATTTAATGTGTTTAAAGTTTCAGGTGCTGAATCAACAACCCCGGCTACCTGCGTGTCGACATATGTTTTTGTAGCAGCATCTTGTGCAGCAGTTGGATCTCCTAGACCTGTGATTTTATTAGTACCCATAGCAAGAGCACCAGCCATTGTGTCACCTGACACATTTACAAATAATGAAGCTGCATTAGATACTTGTAGTCTATCTAATATTAAACTGTTCTGAGCATTATTTGATGATAGAGCAACCGCTTTAGTTTCATATGTTGTATCGGTATAATTTCTAATATTCGTATTAGAAGCGCCAATTTCTGCGTCAACATATAATCTAATATTTGTATTTGAAGCACCTATCTGTGCATTTACGTATGAGTTAGCAGCTGCATACTCTTGTGTTGCAATGACCCCGCTTGTTGTAGGCAGTGTTAAATCAATATTACCTGAATAATCTAAATGAGCAGCGGATTTTACACGAGCTCGATGTGTATTACCTCCCTCACAATAAAAATCTATATAAGCAGGAGTGCCGCTATTTGCAAATATAGTGACAGAACCATCCTTAACATGCGTTCCAGTAGTAGCATTAGTGCTGTTTATTCTTAATTCACCTGCTGTATTTTGTACTGATGAACTAGTTTTTTGAAGATAGTTAGCAACAATGTATGTATTTGTCGCTAGTGTACCACCTGCTTCTAAAACATTTAATCTACTGTTAGTATTAGCAAGAGCAGCTCTTTCTATAGCTATAGTTTGATATAAAGCTGCAGCATTAGCAACTTGTAATCTATCATTAATTAATCCTATCAAAGCATTATTAGAAGCAAGAGCTACTGCTTTTGTTTCATAAGTAGCGTCTGTATACGATCTTATATTAGTATTAGAGGAGCCTATTTCAGCATCAATATAATTTCTAATATTAGTATTAGAGGAGCCTATCTCTGCATCAATATAATTTCTAATATTAGTATTTGATGCACCTATTTCAGCATCAACGTATAATCTTATACTAGTGTTTGAAGCACCTATCTGTGCATTTACGTATGTATTAGATGCTTTAGTAGCTAAGCTAGTAGTAATGGTAGTAGCAAAATTAGCGTCATCTCCGATAGCTGCAGCCAACTCATTAAGAGTATCTAATGCTCCTGGAGCTCCATCTAATACAGTGTTAATTTGTGTAGTAACTAATGACTGTACATTAGCAACTTGCATTCTATCATTAATTAAATTAATTATTGCGTTATTAGTAGTAACAGCGGTAGACTTAGTTACATAGTTAATATTAGCATTAGATACGGTAATATAAGGATTTAAATTTACTGAGGTTTTATTACCCCACTCTAAACCATCTGCTCCTGAATTTACTTGAAGTACTTGACCTGCGCTTCCTAAAGCACCAAGACCGGTTCCGCCATGCGCATAACCTACCAGTTCACCAGATTGAAATTCAGACAAGCCTATAGCATTATTAGCTGCATCATAAACCGTTCTAATAGGTACTTTAATCGACATTAGTAATTACCTTAGAATAAAAATTGTGCTGTTTTACCAGTTTTAGTTAATTTGGTACCATTATTTAGGAAGAAACTATCAAACAGTCTCGCATTAGTATCTGCTTTCATAACGAAGGTATTTGCTGGGACTGTTAAACCAGTAGCTTGAGTATACAGTGGTACAAATTGTTCAACGACACCTTCTTCACTTACTGTAGCAAGAGTTTTTTCTAGTCCGGAAACTTGAACTCTCGAATTAGCTGGTAAAACAGCTCCTGCGCCAGAGATAGATATTTGTCCTGTACCATCTGATGAAATAGTAGCTCCGCCTAAATTAATAGTTTGACCAGATAAGTATAAATCTCTCCAGCGAAGCTCTGTTGTACCTATATCTAGATTATTATTTGATGTCGGTACAATATTAGTCGTTACAGCCGTGAGATCAATAGAACCTCCACCCGATTCTAATGATGTAAGTCTTGTGTTTGTATTTGAAACATAAGACTGAAATGCAGTGTTAGTAACAAAGTTTGATTGAAGGTAGGTGTTAGCAACATCACCAGAACCATCGCTTCCACCAGCTACAGTTGCGCCAACAAACTTCCCTGATGAAGAATCAAATTTAAGATATCTTCCATTTATTTTAGCAGTGTCTCTATCTACATCATCTAAAAACTCTAACCTTACTTCACCTGAACCAGCATTCCCACCACCGGTTCGCATTGTCTGTCTAATTTGAGCTTTAAATTTTTCTACATCATTAATAAGAGGTTTAATATCTGGTGTCTCACCATCATCACCTTTAGGTCCTTGAGGACCTTCATCTCCCTTTTCACCTTGTGGACCAGGTATACCTTGCGGACCAATAGGTCCGGTATCACCTTTTAAACCTTGAGGGCCAGCTTCTCCTTGGTCACCTTTATCACCCTTTGGACCGCTGGGGCCGGGTTCTCCAGAGTCACCTTTTGGTCCTTTTTCTCCTGGCAAACCTTGTTCACCGAGAAGACCTCTATCGCCCTGGGGCCCGATTTCACCTCGTGGACCTTCCGGACCTGTATCTCCTTGGTCACCTTTCTCTCCTTTTTCGCCTTGAAGACCGGCAGGGCCTTGTTCACCTACAACTTTACCTACTGGCAGCTGAACACCGTCATCGCGATAAAGAAGTAATGTACCATCTTCTGACAGTTGAACCTCTGATATAGATCGCCCTGACTCGCCAATATCTCCTTTATCACCTTTCGGACCTATCGGGCCTACAGGTCCTTGCTCACCGAGTAAGCCAGGTTCTCCGCGCGGACCGGTTTCACCTTGAGGACCGACTGGTCCTTCGACAAGTATAGGTTCTGGGGGCTCAAATTTTTGAAGTTCGGAATGAAGTTCTTCTAATAAAGCAGATTTTACTTTACTACTTTCTTTTTTAAGAACTCCTAAAAGAGCAGCAAGAAGCTTAGCGTGTTCAACCTGATCCATTATCTATGTCTTCCTGTGATGAGAAAGAGTCATAGAATTTAGTCATACTTTCCACAAGACGTTTTTCTTCCTCAGTCAACTCTTTGTCTGGTTTAAATTCAGGAAATATTTCTTCTTCTTGAGGTTGAGATTGTGGAATGTCAATGTCCTCATCTTCATTTTCATCTGATTCCATATCTATTTCTCTTTGCATGACGTCAATATCTTCTTCTGTCATACGAAGGACATTCTTACGCACCCAGGCTAAAGAGAAATATTTACCTACTAAAGGATCAACTTCACCTAATATTCTTAATCTTTCTGCCATGATTTCACCCTCTTTTAATTCTTCGAAGTGATTATCGTTGACAAAATTATATGTAAGACTATTTCGTACAGACTCCCACTCCGCTTTTGTCATTACGCCACGGAGCACTAATTGTGTTTCAAGCAAGTTATCAAAAAGAACAGCAAATTTATTTCTGATTCGATTAATAAATTTTTGGAATTTTAATTCATCTCTAGAAATTTCAGTAGAGCGGCCAATGTTAAAGTTTACTTCAGCTTCTAATCTACTGATAGGAACATTTAAAGCTTTATAAAGTTTTTTCTGAAAATACATAACATCATCAAGCTCGCCAAGATTTTGGCCTCCTGGTAGTGTTGTAATTTCAGTACCTCTACCACCCTCACGTCGAGGCAGCCAAAAATCTTCCAACATTGTCATATGACGCCTATCATCTCTAACCTCACCAGTATTAGCGTCATATACTAATTTATTTTTATGCTTTACCATCATATCACGGAGATATTGTTCAGCTTTTGCTTTAGGAAGATTACCTACATCGATATAAAATATTCGACGCTCTGGAGCTCTAGAGAGACGGTAAATAACTGTAGCGTCCTCTAGCATTCTAAGTTGATTTAATGGCTTGATTGCTTTGTGAAGATGTCCCAACGTTAATTTATTCATTGGGTCTATTAAACCAGACGTTACATGGCAAATACTATCTTTTGCAATTTTAATACCTTTATCCTGGCTAACCATGCCCTTTGGATTATAGTAATAAAATTCATCAGCAGGAAGAAAAAGAGTAGCCCCTGTTTTAGGGTCTTTTCTTTTATTTTGTTTACGGACTTTTTTAATTTTACGAGGGTCAATATAACGTAATTCTTTAATACCATCACGTATATTTTTTTCATCTATGACTACTTGATAATAAAGACGGCCGTCAACATACCAGCGCCTGAAAATTTCGTATCCTTTATTACCAAAATCTAAAATATACAGAAGCTTAGCAAATTCTTCTCTTACTATTTTTTTTACTCTGTTAGGTAGCTCTACCTCGTCTAATACTAATTCTACAGGATAAGCATTTTCATCCATAATAATAGCATCATTAATAATATCTTCAATAGCAAAATCACACTCTGGTTGAAGCGCCATCTCACGATATTTAGTAACTAGATCAGCCTCATCTTTAGCACGTCCTTCGATATCAACATATGTACCATATGTGCCGCCGAACGCGCCGGCAGCGTTAGATGAAACTTCTGTTGCACCATCTTCATGTGTCGCGGGAACTATTGCTTGAAGCTGCTCTTTTTCGGCTTGATCAGCTCTTTTGATTTCAAAACCAAATAATTGCATTTTTATCCTCGATATAGAAAAAGGGGTATACTATATTTATAGTACCCCCTCTCCTATGTTTCTACAAGCTCAATTAAAGAGCAAAGATTTTACTTGCACCAGTCGAGAATCGTACTGTAATATCACCACCGTTAGGTAAGATAGGAAGACCTGTAGCCGTGTCAATATAAGCAATTAATCTTGATGCTGTGTTACCGTTCTGCGAGTCTGCATGATATAAAACCAATGCTTCACAGTTAGCTCCAGTCACTGACTGAAATGTGGGGTCATCTGCATCAAAGACACCGCTTGTAATTGACAAACTTGTTAAGTTAGCTTCAGATATAACAGCTGAATTTGGTATGTCAGCTCTATCTTCATGTGAGGTACTAAATGTATAAACATCTGTATCAATCAACGCTATTGTAACAACATTGCTTGATAGATTCAAGTTACCTGCAAGAAAATCCTCTTTGGCTTTAGGATATAACTGGTTCGCCATAATATATTACCTCTTCTATAAACCCAATTAAGCGGTTGTGTTACCGGTGCCTGTAGAGCCGCCGGTTACTTGCCAATAATCATATTGGAAAGTTACAGTAAACTCTTCCACTCCTTCTGTCTCCCAGTTAAGATCAATTGCTTGAACATCTGAGCACCAAAGACCAACAAACTCGTATGTACGCAACGTCGCTCCATCTTTACCAAATTGAGTAACAGTAGCTGTGGATTTATAATCAGCAGGACCTGCTCCAGCTGATCGTATATTACCTCTATGATTGTTTATAGAGGCTGCCCACTCTTCCATTGCGTTACGAATCAAAAAGTCTTCATCGTTAATGATAGTTGGTGACCATTCTGCAAAAGTTCTATTACCGGCTATCTTTACCTGCCTACCAAAATAAGGCATGTTGATAGTCCCGACCGTTGAGGCCGGGAGTTGTGCTGAACGACACATAAATGGTGTTTTTAAATTACCAGCTGCGTTTATTGGATTGAAGATCTGTACCTCAAAGAGGGAAGGTCTTGCACCACCAAACGTTAACTGGCTACTGAAATCTGTGACTGAAAATGCCATAGCTTACGCTCCTTTGTTATTTTCTATTATTTATTAGAATTGGCCTACAACTTCTGAAAATTCTACACCAGTTCTAACTGCCACAAAGTTCAGCTGAATAAAGTTAATTGACCGAGCAGGTTTAATGTAAATATCACCTATAAACTCGTTTCTATCAATTACTTCGCCAGTATTATTAGTCTCATCACATACTACTCGGAAGTCAAAAATGCCTCGACGACCTTGTACGTCTCGTAAGAACGGCTCCACTAGATTTTTAAACTGTGCTCTTGTAAATGAATCGTTAAATTCAAACAGTGTAAAGTTAGCAGCAGTAGAAATAGCTTTCTCTAGTACGATGAACAAGCGACGTACATTAATACGATCAAATGCACTTGGCTTAGCAAGTAGCGTTTTATCACCGTACAATACTGTACCTCTTCCCGGGAATGTTACAACCGGGTTAACACCGTTTTTATAGAGAGTGTCTCTTTCTGCTTTCTTAGGATTCCAAGCCAGCTTGATAACATTTTTCATGTTACCGCGATTAAATCCAGCTGGTGAGAACCATGGATCCCTAATAGTATCTGTCTGCACCATTAAGCCAGCGGTGTCACCGTTAGCTGGTACATAACGATATACATCATTATACTTATCGTATTGATACTTCCAAGCACTGTCCATAGTTGCATATGAAGTTGATGGTAGAGAGTCGCGATATGCTACTACATCTTCCGCTTCTTTACCTTCATATGTTGAGTTATTTACAACAGATGCTCTAGTTGGCGACAAGCATACAAGCAAGTCTTTTCGAACTGCTGCAATATTATCAATTAGGTGCGTTACTACCGTTTGTCCGTTACCAGCTGCAAGAATAAATGATAGATCAATATCTTCAGTTGATTTAAATCTATCGTAAGCTGTAATTAAATTTGCAGCAGTAGCAGCTGAACCGTCTAAACCATTTACTAATGAATCGGTAAGAGGGGTAGTTGAACCTGTAAATGTAGTGCCACCAGCAGCGTCAGTGTCTGAATTAGTACCTATACCACTATTGTTAGCCCACCACAAGTAACGTGATTGATTATTAATAACATCTTTGTAGTAGCTAGACCCGCCTTGTTCTGTTTTTCCGTCACGAGCCATTGAAGCATTTTGGAATACTTCCAGTACTTGGCCTTTCGTTCCGGTCCACAAACCGTCTTCATCTACAACAACCATGTGCATTTCATCAGTGGATGCACCGTTATTAGTTGCCCATTGAGAAGTACCAGGAGCTTTATCTACGTTGCCTGCGTATTCCCATTTACGAGTTAATGAAGTATTAGCTGCAAGAGTATCGCCTGTATAACGACTTTCTAATGTTACAGATGTACCGTTAGCAGCAATTGCTGACACTCTGCGGTCTTGTTTCACCCCGGTCGGTGAACCAATTTCTAAAACATCACCAACTGTAAGAACAGAAGCTTGGTTTGCAGAGAATGTTACTGTTGTAGTATTAGATGTAACACTAAATGTGCCTGAGAGCGTAGATGAAAACGCGTCAGCTGACGGGCAAAGTGAAACTTTTAATGAGTTACCTAAAGCACCGGGATACTTTGCAATAAATCGTCCTACACCTGTTGTACCAGCGCTGTGATTTTCTTCATAATCGTCATCATTATCAACACGCGTAACAGCAGTATTTGCTGCATTACAATGTGCGTTCATCATAGTTGAATTTTCTGCACGAACCACATACAGAGCATTACCGTATGCTAAGAAGTTAGCCGCGGTAAAAAAGTCCGTAGCTGTTGCAGAGTTAGGCTTACCGTATTGTTGAACTAAGGCGTCTTCTGTTGAGATTAGGGTTTCCTTGTTTACAGGACCCCAACGGAAATGACCTGCGATACCTGCCTCTGTTGTAGAAACGGCAGGGATAACAGTAGTCAGATCAATCTCACTAACATTTACGCCCGGTGATACTTGAAATGGCATGTTATTCTCCTTTACGAGGTTTTGAAAGTTCTCTTTTATTTATAATTTATTGTATTTCACAGGTCAGTCAGTTGTGGCAACGCCCAACGATCTCTTGTTTCATCGATATTTATAATACCGTCTTCTTCGTGACCATCATCTACAAAACCAAAGGGAAGTACATCTTCTTCTATCATTTTTTGATTTTCTTCAAATAACCTCTGTCTTAAATCATCGTCAGTGATGTCTTTAAAATATTCCTGACGTACTAACCAAGCAAATAAAACAGAACACATTACTAAATCGTCGTGCATTCCCTCTTCTGCTTCATAACTTTCTTTACGAGACACAAAATTTGAGAGTTCAAAAATATAATCATAATCTTCTATAATAAGCTTATCTTGCTCTATCATGTCTTTAAGTGTAGAACAACCTATTCGTTTAACCGACTTAGTAGTCCTTACTCCCATTTGCTGTCTACCAGCAAATCCTGCCGAAATATGTTGTGATCCAGCTTTGTAAACTGTACTTAACATATTTTCATATTCTAAGTCTTGATGTAATATATTAGAGACTTGCTCACCAATATCATTTACTTCAATCATTACAAAAGCATCATTATATTTTTTTGCTGTATCGTAAATAACATTAGGATATATTAATGGTGAGATATCCTTGCTTCTATACTTACCTACAGCTCTGTATGGGTATTCTGTAATATCAAAAACAATAAAGGCAGAATAATCCCCACCGACCCCTCTAGATACGTCACATACTATAATATAATTTCGTCCAGGTTCAGGCTCATGATAACAATCGAAATTATTTTTTATATAAAGAGGCTGTTTGAACACTAATCTTTTAAGAACAGACGGGTGAATTAAAGTATTTGTACTACCTAAAAATTCAGTTTCAAATTCTTGCCTAAACTGTTCTTCTGATGTAGCGCGAATAGTTTCTTCTCGCCATTTTTCATCCCTTCCAGGCACATCAGACCAATGTATTTCTACTCTTTCATAATCATTGCGGCCTTCTTCACTATCAACCCATAATTTATAAAAAAGATTCATTCCATTAGGGGTAGAAGTGATTAATACTTTAGAAGATTTACCAGAAGAAATAGTAGGAAAAACTGAAGTAAAAAATTCTTCTTGTAAGTTATTCGGGACGAAGGCAAACTCGTCTAAATAAATTAAATTTTGTGAAGTACCTCGAATGGCACTAGAAGATGTAGCAGAAGCAAGTATTTCAGAACCATTCTCTAATCTTATATTGCCTTTATTCCACTCTACAATACCTT